TTTAATTCTCAAAAGATGTTGCTCGAGAAGATGTTATCTAATCGAGATGAACCATTATGTGAAGAATGTTGTCTTCCTTGCTCTTTTTGTACTTGTGGTGCAAAGAGTGAGTTCATTTGTGATGTTGTTGATATTGGTATTGACCGTTTGGTTAATCAATATAACACATTCTATGAAACATATATTAACTGGTGGCAAATTGCTAAATGGCGAACATTGATGGCTTTGGTTTTTACTATTGCTCCAGTTGATTATAAGCGTAATTTAAAAATCGCTTGTGGTTCTGGTATTGTAGTAGGAGGAGCTTTAAGGCTTTCATTAATTCCGTTGGTATTATTCATGTTGATATGGATCATTGCTATTATGGCTTTGTTTATCTATTTAGCATGGAAGCAAGTATATAATCGAGTTGCTAGTAGAGTTGGAATTTTATCTCATCTAGCTGATGATTCGATGAAAGCAATGATGGAATATCGTAAGACTATTTTTATTGGGTCTGCGATGGTTTCATTTGCGTACTTGTTGTATAGGTCGTTTAGACCAAAAAGTCAGTTGGTCACTTATCGTGAACAATTGCCGGAATATGTTAAAGATGCTTTTGTTAGAGCTAATAAGGCTAAAACCACAACTATTGATAATATTCTCCCTCATATGAAAAAGGATTTGGGAGTTATTACGATTCGTGATGGTGACAAAGTATCACAATGCTTAGCTTTTCCAATTGAATCTAATTTTTATGTTACTGTAGGACATATTATTCCTGAGAAGGATTTCGTTATTGAGATCTTTCATGAGAATGGTTTGACTCCTACAGTTGCTAAGCAGAAATTATCTTCGAATCATGTTTATAGATTCCCTAAAAAGGATCTTGTTTTGATTCAGATTCCATCTGCTGTTCCTCGTAGAGGTTATAAAGACTTTCTACTTGGACGTGACACGACTCTTGGAAATCAAGTTGTTAATATTGTTACGATGGATTTAAGTGATATGAGACGTTCAGTTTCTGCAACTAGGATGGAACCTGGTTGGAGTATGATGAGTGCAACAGTCAGAACTGATAAAGTAGTTCTGCATAAACCTTATCGTTATAATTGTAATTTAGGTACGAAGGATGGTATGTGTGGATCATTGATTGTTGATTTTGATAAAGCTATTATATATGGTTTTCATGTCGCTGGTAATGGTGTTACTGGACTTTGTAACACTTTGACTATTGATGAGATTGATGAAGCAATGAAATTATTTAAAGGTTTTATCCCTCTTAATCAAGGAGATTTACAGGTTGGTTCTAATTCTTTGAAGAAAGAGTTAGGAATGATTGAAATGGAAATTAAAGATCCAGATCATGATAAACCAATCGAAGATCATAATTGTATTACTGAAGGTGTGCTAGGAGATAGTGCAACTTTCAGACATCCTTATGTTAGACATCCTTTTAAAGAAGCTATAGTTTCTGAGTTTGGAGAACCGAAGTTTGGTCCTCCTCAGAAGATTAATTCGCATTTTCATAAGCGAAAAGCTCTTACTAAGTTGACAAATCCAAATCAGGAGTTTTCTCTTGATGAATTGGAATTTGCAGCTGAGGATTATATTAAACCTATCCGTGAAATGATTCATAAGATGCCAAAAGATAAAAGGGTAGAATTGGGTCGAATTTTGACTCTTCAAGAAACTCTTGATGGCACCGGTGAACAAGGATTAGGTGGTATTGATAACAGTACATCCAGTGGTTTTCTCTTCAAAGGAAAGAAGAAAAGCTTTTTGGAACGGGATCCTTTAGATCCTGATATTCCATTGGCACCTCGACAACTTGTCGAGAACAATGGGGTAAGTATTGTTGAAGAAATGCAAGAAATGAAAGGTCGTTATCTTGCTGGTATGACTTGCCGAGCTTTATTTAAGTGTTCGGTTAAGGTCAATGAATTATTGTCTGTCACTAAGTTGAAAGCGAGAGTTTTTATGGGATGTAATTTCCCTTTCTTGCTACTTTGTCGACAGCATTTAGCTCCTGTTATTCGACTTATGTCTAAAAACAAATTCTTATTTGAATCTGCTAAGGGCATCAACATGGATAGTGTTGAATGTGAAGAACTTTATAATCACATTAAAGTTGAAGAAGGGAAGCGTATTGTAGCATTAGATTATTCTGCTTTTGATCAGACAATGTCTGCTCAAGCGTCTACTACTGCTGCTGGTATTATGATAGAAATAATGAAAGAACTTGGATGTGATGAGGAACAACTCAAGATTGCTCGAGGTGTTCTTACTGATATTACTTATCCAAATTTGCATTATTTTGGCACTATCATTCAGTTGGCTAATAGTGATCCTTCGGGGAATCCTGTTACAACAGAATTAAATGGTATTGTCAATTCTCTCTATCTTCGTATCTTTTTCTTTCGGCTTTATCCCGAACTTCGAGGTAAAGTCATGTATCGTGATGCTATCAAAACCATGACTTATGGTGATGACAACATTAATGGTGTTCCAAAGAAGTATGAAAAGTTCAATGGAGTTAACATTGTGAAAGTTGGAGCCGAATGTGGCTTAAGTATTACGATGGCAGATAAAGATGCTGAAATTACTGATTTTTCGGATATTGAAAACAGTGATTTCTTAAAACGGAAATTTCGATTTTGTTCTGATTTAGAGCGAATTCGAGCACCTTTAGCGAAGAGTTCTATTGAGAAAGGAATTCACTGGATGAAGAAGACTTCTCCAGATTCGCCTGAGGTTTTATTTTCGCAAAATGTTGATGGTATGTTGCGTAAAGCAAGTCAACACGGACGTAGTTATTTTGATGAAATTCGTGAAAAACTTTTGCGTATTGCCACAACTCATGATGTTGTTCAATTGTGTACTTGGTGGACTTATGATAATTTGATTAAACATGATAGATTGAATTACTACGATAATTATCGTGGATTTTCTTTGTATGATGTTGTTGATGATAAACAAGTTGTCTTTAAGTCTGAATCTTTTACACCGTCCCCAGTTAATGATAATTTGAGAGCACGTTTTATTACGTTCTTGATGGAATGGATTATTGCTCTTTTTCCGTTTGTGAATACTGGTCGTTATGCAGAGATTGGTCTTTCGTCTACCACATTTTCTTATATGGTAGCGATTTTATCTGCTGCGCAGTATTTT